TTCCTGCTTCTGCTCCGGTTCCTTCTTTCCTGCCTCTGCAAGTTTTTCGGCTTCTGCCTTTTCTCTTGCCTGTCTTTCCTCAAGTTCTGCCTTTCTTCTTGCCTCATACTCGGCTTTTCTTCTTGCATTTTCCTCGTATGTCTGTTTAACCATCAATGCTTCTGTAATGTTGAGGGTTTCAATGTATTTCTTTTTCATTTCAAACTGATATTCACCGGTTTCAGCATTAATGACTTCCAAGTCGTGTCTTACACTGTCTCTCATATGCTCCATATCATTGGTTATTGACTTTAATGTTGTTGTCACATTCAGATAACTTTCCTTGAAAACACGTTTGAATGTGAGTATCTCCTTCAGCTCTTCGGCACTTGCAAAGGTCCTGTCATATATCTCCTCAACCTTTATGAGCTTCTCTTCCCTTTTCTTCTGGTCATAAGCCTTTACCTGACTGTCAATGTTGGCATTTGCCTCATCTACAATTGCAATCAGTTCCTTTACCTGGCCTTC